GGTCGCGTTCTACCTGGAGCATCATCGTGGGCCGCCCCCTGGAGACTGACATGGTTGGCACGCCGGCGCGCTGGCTCCTGGTGTTCGACCGCGAGGCCGCAACCTGGTGGATGAGCCTCATCGCGCTCGGCCGCTACAAGCACGTCCGCGCCATCGGCTACGTCCACGACGCCGACGCCTACCTGTTCTACGACGTCCAGTATGGCGGCACCACGCTGCAGCTCGCCCGCGGCAAGGGCGCCCGGCAGCTGATCGCGGGCTGGATCGCCGACGCCGACGTGCTCGCGATCGAGCCGCGCTGCCACATTTCATTTCCTGTTCGTTGCCTGCTCTGCACCACCGCCATCGCCCACCTGGTCGGCCTGCCCGGTGCTTTGCGCCCCGACGCCCTGTTCCGGCAGGCTCTGCGCAACGGAGCAACCTGGGTACACCATCATGGGCGCACCGAAGCAGCAGCAGCCCCAGCCCGATCCGATGCTCGACCAGCTGATGTCGACGGCGCAGCGGCAGCAGACTACGGCGCTGCAGAGTGAGGCGGCCGGCGACACCGCCTCGCTCATGGCGCGCTACGGCGTGCGCCTCGCGCTCGGCGGCACCGCGCTCGGCGGCCCCAATAACCCGCTCGCCGGCGTGTTCAAGGCGCCGACGGCCATGGGGCGCGCATGAACGCCCCGTTCCGCCCACAGCCCGGCCCGCCCGGCCTTCCCGAGCAGCCCGAGAGCAAGGACCCGCTGGAGGAGGAAAGCCACGCGCGGCTCGCCGCGGCGCGCATCTGGAAGACCTATTTCGAGGTCGACATCCGCGAGATGTACTTCCTCACCGCGCCGCACCGGCAGCGGCAAATTTCGTCGATGACGCAGCCCGGCGCGATGCGCTGGATGGACTACCCGGAGCTGAACACCTCGCTCGGCTATGACCTGTGCGGCGAGTTCGTCACCGAGATCGTCAACACCTTCATGCCGGAAGCGCAGCCGTGGTGCGAGCGCGGCAAGGGCATCTTCGTGCCGCAGGATGCCTGGGCCCAGGTCGCCGACAAGGTGCGCGAGGATGACCTCGCGATCTTCGAGGCGATCAAGGCGTCGAACTTCTACTCGGAAATTCCGAAGAGCTATAACCCCGACCTCGCGATCGGGCTCACCGGCATGTGGATCGACGTCCGCGGCGCCTCGATCGTCGGCCAGGCGCTGCCGATCCGCGAGCTGGAGGTCAACCTCGGCCCCTACGGCGAGATCGATGACCGCTTCGCGGTGCGCTACCCGTACAGCCAGCACGTCAAAGGCCTGCTCGGCTCGACTGTGTGGACCAAGGTCCCCGCCGAGACGAAGCGCAAGATCGAGCAGGCCAAGCCGACCGACCGCACCCAGGTGGTGTGGGGGTTCTGGCGGCTGTGGGACGACGTCAGCGACGAGGTGTGGCAGCACGTCGTGCTGGTCCACGACCGCCTGGTCCACGCCGTCGAGATCAGGGGCGAGGGCGTCTGCCCGCTGCTGATCACCCGCTTCGATCCGTCGGCCGACTGGCCGCTCGGGCTCGGCCCGCTCTACAAGACGCTGCCCGACCTGCGCCAGCACGACGAGCTGATCGCGCGCAAGATCGAGGCGGTCGGCCGCAACATCAACCCGCCGGTGACCTACCCGTCGGACTCGTTCGCCAACATCGAGCAGGGCATCGAGGACGGCTTCGCCTACCCGATCCGGCCCGGCACCTCCGACAGCGTCAAGCCGATCTACCCGGCGATCAACATGGAGCCGGCGATCTACCAGACCGAGGACATGGAGCACCGCATGCGGCGGCTGTTCTATATCGACTTCCCCGAGCAGTCGGGCGACACCCCGCCGACGCTCGGGCAGTGGCTCGACCAGATGGCGCGGGCGCAGCGCCGCATCGGCACCCCCGGCATGGCGTTCTGGCGCGAGGGCCCGGCGCAGTATTTCTCGCGCTACAGGTATCTGCTGGAGCGCGCCGGCGTGGTGAAGCCGCTCAAGGCGCAGAATGGCGGCCTGATCTCGACGCGGCCGATGAACCCGGCGCAGCGCGCCGCCGAGCAGCAGGAGATCGCGACCACCCAGCAGTGCATCCAAATTTGCGCGCAGGCGTTCCCCGAAGAGTGGAAGATGATGATCGACGGCGGCGCCTCGATGAAGGCGATCATCGACAAGATGCGCGTCAAGCTCCTCAAGTTCAGGCCGCCCGAGCACGTCCAGGCGGCGGTGCAGGGGATCGCGCAGCTCCTCGCCGGCAAGCAGGCGGGCGCCGAGCCCCCCGACCAGGGCGGCGGTGGTCCGTGAGCGGTTGGCGCAGCCAGAGCGCAAAGAACCATGAGCATTTCTGACGAAGAACTTATCGCCGCGATCGACCGCATCGGCATGACCCCCGACGGCGAGATGTTGTACCTCTACCTCCAAAAGCGGCTCACCCGGGTACTACATACAGTCGAACCCGGTGCTTTGCAGACCGAGAACGGCGTCCGCATCCTCGCGTCCGAGCTGATGGGTTTCCTATCGGCTGGGATCAACGAGGCGCACGCCGGTGTCCGAAGCGACCGCATCGCAGTCTTCAAGCTCCCCGAACGCGCAGCCGTCCGCCGCAGCCACGGCGCAGCCCGCCGCGGCATCGTCGACGACTACGGCGCAGCCGAACGGCGGGACGCAGCCGGCGGCGACCCCGGCTGAGCGCCCGAGCTGGGCCCCCGAGAAATTCTGGGATGGCGGCAAGCGCGAGCTGAAGGGCACCGAGCTGCGCGGCGAGCTGGACCGCCTCACCGCGATGGAGGCCGCCGACATCAGCCGCAAGGCGAGCCTGCCGCCCGCCGCCGACTACAAGTTCGAGTTTGCCAAGGACTTCCAGCTTCCGGTCGGCGTCGAGTGGTCGTGGGACACGGTCGACGCGCAGACTAACACTGCGGTGCGCCAGTGGGCGCACGCCAACGGCATCTCGCAGGAGAGCCTCTCCCAGCTGCTCGGCCTCTACGCCTCCGACCGGATCGGCGAGGGCCAGCGCATCGCCACCGCCAAGGCCGCCGAGCTGGGCAAGCTCGGCCCCAACGCCAACACCCGCGTCGACGCGATCGGCACCTGGCTCGAAGCGATGACTGGCGAGGACGCCAAGGCGTTCCGCACCGTGCTCGCCCAGGCACCGATGGCTTCGACCGTGAAGATGTTCGAGACGCTGATGCGCTCCTTCATCTCGCAGGGCGTCACCGGCAACCCGGGCGCCTCGCGCGACGGTGCCGGCTCCCAGCCCGAGAAAATTTCCGACGCCGAGTACGCCAAGCTCACCTACGCGGAGAAGCAGGCATACGCGGCGAAGTTCGATCAGTCGCGGTTCAACGGCCGCGGGCCCTAAAGGAGTGTTGATCGATGGCCGCCCCCTCTAACCTGATCACCGTGGCGGAGTACGCCAAGTCGTTCGACAACACCGACCTGCGCCGCCCGCCGATCGAGATGTTTGCCAACTCGACTGACGTGTTCGACGCGATGCCGTTCGAGGGCCTGCGCGGCTCGGTCTTCCAGTACTACCGCCAGGCGGTGCTCTCGTCGCCGCAGTTCCGCGCCATCAACGAGGCCTCGACCTCGGGGCACGGCTTCATCACGCCGCTCCAGGAGAACACCGCGGTCATCGACCACGACATCGACGTCGACCGCGCCATCATCGACCGCCATGGCCCCGAGCGCCGCGGCTACGAGGAGCGCATGGGGCTCACCGCCTTCGGGCAGCTGTGGGCGACCACCTCGATCAAGGGCGACACCTCGGTCAACAGCCGGGTGTTCAACGGCCTGCAGGCGCGCTGCACCAAGTATGGCCGCGACAACCACGGCAAGAACACCGGCGCCGGCGGCGGCCCGCTCTCGCTCGGCGATCTCGACCAGACCATCAACATGGTCAACAAGCCGACCCACATCATCGCGCCCTACCTGTCGCGCCCGCTGTGGATACAGCTCGCGCGCACCCAGTCGCTGGCCGGCTTCGTGATGCAGGACTTCGACGTCAGCGGCAACAAGGGCGTCGGCGGCCTCAAGGCGAGCTACGCGGGGCTCGAGTTCTTGTGGGGCTACCCGAAGGACGATCACCCCTACATGCTCGACTTCAACGAGACGCCGTTCGGCACCGGCACCGCCAACACCGCCTCGCTCTATGTCGTGAGCTTCGGCGAAGGCCGGCTGCGCGGCCTCCAGCTGCGCCCGCTCGGCGTGCTCGACATCGGCCTCCTGCAGGACGGCAAGACCTTCCGCACGCACATCTCGTGGGATGTCGGCATGGTCGACGAGCACAAGTACTGCATCGCCCGGCTCGACAGCTGGACCAACGCCCCGATCGTCGCGTGATCGGGCTGGAGATACGACGATGGGTATGAACGACCGCAACTACTCGTTCGACGTCAACTTGCAGCTGTCGGACGGTGCCGCGCCGATCGCCGCCTCGGGCTACGCCCAGGTCGGCGGCGCCCAGCAAATTCTCGACCTCGGCGGCAACCAGGCCTCCTCGCCGAAGTGGCAGGACCGCGTCGACATGATGTGCGTGATCGACGTCACCGCGCTCGGGGTCGCCGCCGGCAACCTGGCGCGCATTTCGCTGGTCGGCTCCAACGACCCCGGCCTCGCCACCGGCAACGTCGAGCTGGCGTCGGTGCAGGCCGGCAATGGCCTCGGCATCCCGAACCCCGGCATCAGCCCGGCCCCCGGCCGCATCGAGATGCCGTTCACCAACAACCAGCTCGGCGTGCTCTACGAGTTCGTGGCGCTCTACGTCACCATCGCCGGCGCCGGCACCATCACCTTCCGCGCCTTCATCGCCGTCATCCCGCGGAGCTGATCATGGTGGGCGAACGCTTCACCGATCTCGACGAGAAGCCGAACGGCATGGTCGACCTGTGGGACATGGGTCCCGAGAAGCCGATCGCGCCCGATCCGCCGAAGGAGCCGAAGCCGACCGGCAACAAGGGCGACGACGCGGTGGCGCAGCAGCAGTTCGACGACGCGCTGGAGGACTACAAGAAGGACCTCAAGGGCTACTCCGCCCTGAAGAAGGAGTACGACAATTTCCGGGCCAATGTCGGCGGCCCGATCAAGCGCGAGGTGTGGCCGATCGACGGCAACGTCGCGCTGGAGCGCGAGCCGGGCCGCTACTTCAAGACCCTGCCGCCTGGCGCCAAGCCCGGCAAGGCGCAGCACGAGGCCGACGAGCGCGCCGCGGTGCAGGCCGCCGAGACGAAGCGCATCAAGGAGCGCGACCCCCACATGGGCAAGGGCGCGCCGAGCTGACGGCTCCTGACGCTTCACGTGAAACAAGTTTCCTCCCTGGACTGGGCCGCGGTGCGGTCCTCTTCTTTTGCGCTCTGGCATCCGCCAACCGCTCGGTCTTTTTGGGTGCTTTGCTGACCGTCGCGCGCTCGGCCACACCGAGGCATGTTCGAATGGCCGCTCGACAAGCTCGCGCTGATCAACTCGGCCCTGGCGCAGACCAGCGACAACCTCGTCGCGGCTGCCGATGACGGGTCCGAGG